CCAACCTTCGTGAGCAAGTTCTAACCCTGCTCCAGCGTGAAGGTCTGACGGACGAACAAATCGCTGACCGGCTCAAATTGTCGGGCAACACCGCTCGACCCCGACGCATCGAACTCGTCCAGCGTGGTCTGGTCGGAGCCGTGGGAACCATCAAGGGTTCCTCGGGTCGGTCGATGCAGATCTGGAGGGCTCTATGAAATCCACCATCCTGATTGGTGATGCTCGCAAACGCCTTGCTGAATTACCAGCCGGTTCTGTGCGTACCTGCGTTACCTCACCTCCGTACTTCGGGCTTCGTGATTACGGAGAAGCCGACCAAATCGGATTAGAGGAAACACCCGACGCTTACGTTGCTGAAATGGTCGCTCTGTTTCGTGAAGTTTGGCGAGTGCTGGCAGATGACGGAACGCTATGGCTGAACTTGGGCGACAGTTACGCCGGTTCTGGCAAGGGTGCTAATGCTGACGGAAGCGTTACTGCCACGGGGAAACAAGCCACAAGCAAAGGCACAACGATTGGAACTTTTGCCAAAGGATTTACTGGTGACGGTCTCAAGCCCAAAGACCTAATCGGTATCCCGTGGCGTGTTGCCTTTGCACTTCAGGCCGATGGCTGGTATCTGCGCTCGGACATCATCTGGCACAAGCCCAACCCGATGCCAGAAAGCGTCACAGACCGCCCAACCAAGAGCCACGAATACGTCTTTCTACTATCCAAGTCGCCACGCTATTACTACGACCACGAAGCCATCAAAGAGGATGCCATCCACTCATTAGACCGTCGAGCCGGAGAAGGCCGACTTACCTACGAAGGCAAACGTCAAGGTAATGGTGGAACTGGTCAAGAAGCGTTTGTCAGCATCAAAGACAAGCGCAACAAACGTGACGTTTGGACAATTGCCACCAAGCCGTTCAAGGGCGCACACTTTGCCGTAATGCCCGAAGCCCTAGTCGAGCCGTGTGTCTTGGCTGGTAGCGCAGAAGGAGACACCGTTCTCGATCCGTTCACCGGCTCAGGAACCGTTGCGGTAGTGGCAAATCGGCTGGGTCGGAACTTTGTGGGAACTGAACTCAATCCCGAATACGGAGAAATTGCCAAGAACCGAATTACCGATTCCAATCCTATGTTCAACGAAGTGGAGATTGTATGAGCGAACTGTATCTAACCGAAGCCGACAACGGCTCGTGCCTAACCTGCCGCCTACGAGCCTTCTTCGTGAGCGGTGAGTGGTGGTGTAAGAACCAGCACCCTGTCTCATCCGCCGAGCAGGGGCAGGACGTTGAGTAGTTGGCGAGTGAGCCTGGTGCTCGCTCTCACATTCAGCCTTGTCCCCGTCACCGTCGACGGAGCATCGCCCCTGAAGTTGACGAAACCGCTAACTCCCCACACAACCCCCACAACCGTTCCTCCGCTCGTAAGTCCCGAAGCGATGGCTCAATGGTCGAGGGTCAACCAATGCGAAGAGGGTGGGAACTGGTACGTCCGTGGGTCGGTCTATTCCGGTGGGCTGGGAATCAGGAACGATAACTGGAGGCTCTGGGCTGGACGGCTGGGGCTACCGATGAACGCCGCCGATGCGACTCCCGAACAACAGGTCTGGGTGGCTCAGCACATCAACGGATCCTACGTTCCCGACCAAGACGGCTCGTGTCACAGATGGTAGATAGGCTCAAGGCATGAGTAAGTTTGCATCCGTCCTTAGGGAACTCCAAGAAATGCACGACCGCAAGAACGCTGACTACGGACGGCCCACCGATCCGTTCGCCAACGTCAGGGCCGGTGAGGACTTCGGCATCGAGCCGTGGGTTTCAGCGATGGTTCGAGGCAACGACAAGATGCGCCGACTCCAGAAAGCCGCCAAAGGTGGAACCCTCACCAACGAGGGCATCGAGGACTCGCTTATCGACCTCGCCGTCTACACCATCATCGCTCTCATCTTGTTTCGTGAGGAAGAAGAAAAGCCCAAGACCACAACTTCCAACTACCGCTACGGCTTGAGCCCGACCACGATGGCGTGGACGATGGCGTGGACGGAGTAGTGCTCAACCTCGCCGGAATCCAAAAGGCCATTCTGACCGAACTCGAACGCCTCGAAGGGCTGGTCGACGAAATCCGCCTGGCAGGTCACACCGCCGCCGAAGCCGAGGTTGCCTACAAGACCGCCAACGCCGTTGCTCGACTCCAGGCAAAGGCTCTGGGAAAGGTCACCGAAGCCAGCGCTCAAGACTCGGCGGACGTTCAATGCGAGGAACTCCGGCTCCAGCACTTGCTCAAGGCCAACAATCTGACGGTGATCCGTGAGGCTCTCCGTGCCAGCCAAGCCCGACTCGACGGTCTACGCACCCTCGCTAGTGGGTTCAAGATTGCCGGAGGATGATTGACAGGGCGATGTCACAGCCCTAAGATAAGTTCGCAGTACCAAACAGACCAGGGAGGTCAAACATGAAACAACCATTCAAGGTGCTCACTCGCACCGACGAAATCACTCACGACGAATGGCTCGACTACCGTCGAACCGGACTCGGTGGGTCGGACGCAGGAACCGTGCTCGGCAAATCACGCTGGGCTAGTCCGTTCTCGCTGTGGGCCGAAAAGACCGGCAAGGTGGAATCCAACTTCACCGGCAACGAAGCAACCGAGTGGGGCAACGAACTCGAACTGTCCGTCGCAAAGCGCTACGCCAAGACCACCAACAAGCGTGTCGTGGCGTGGCCCGTGATGCTTCAGTCCATCGAGCGCCCCTGGCAACTCGCCAACTGCGACTTCTTCATCGTGGATTACGCCACCTTTGACGAGTTCCCCGAAGGCGAAGTGACAGTTCATAACTCCTACGAGGCTCCGAACGGAATCAGCGCCATCCTCGAAATCAAGACCACCGGCATCGTGGGTCGAGCATCGAGGGAGTGGGAAAACAACGGAGTGCCAACTTCCTACTACTGGCAGGGAGTTCACTACTCAGCCGTCACCGGCATCCGCAACGTCACCTTCGCCGCATTGGTCGGTGGGTCAGGCTTGCAGATCCGTGAGGTGGTCATCCCCGAATCGACCATCGAAGAACTGAACACCGCCGAGGCTGACTTCTGGGACAAGGTTGAGATGTTCACCGAGCCCGAGGTCACAGGTCACGAGTCCGACTTTGACACCCTCAAGGCCGTCTACCCCGAATCGAAAGACTCGACGTTGGTCGCTGACGAGTTCCTGCTGGACACCCTGGCAGAGTTCCGCCGAGCCAAGCAGATTCTTGACGCCGCCGAGGAAACCGTCAAGGGGCTTCGCATCCAACTTGAACGGGCTATCGCTGAGAACGAATCCGTGGTCGACTATGACGGGAACGTGCTCTACACCTACAAGTCCACGAAGCCAGGCGAGGCGTTCGACTCAAAGAGTTTCAAGGCCGCTCACCCCGACATCTACGCTCAGTTTGTCGCTCCGAAGGCTGGCTATCGTGTCCTGCGTCTTGGGAAGGAGTCATAATGCTGTGCGGAAACTGCGGAAAAGAGAAGTACCTGTCCACCCTTACGGGAGAAGTCAAGTCGCTTCACGTCAACACAATCAGAGAGGAGTGCGAGGTGACCGACACGAAAACTATCTTTGTCGACTTCGAGCAGGAGTTTGAGGTCAGCGTCGATGTTGAGGACGGAATCAAGGAACTGGTGGTCAGTATCAAAAACAACGAGGGAACGGATCACTACTATTTGACGTGGGATGACGCTACGACTCTCAGTCACGCTCTCCAGGCGTACATCGGGAAACCCGACCTGCGGGTCGTGCGATGAGTCAATACTGGTGGCTGAAGGAGAAACGATGAAAAAGGAATGGGTCTACGAGTTCGGGAATCACCGCAAGGACTCGAAGCGCCGCTATGAAGGATGGGTGGCGGTGGACGTTGGGGAATTAGGGCTGGGGCTGTGTATTCATAACAGTCGAGGCTCTCACTCGTTCGAGTTCTCCTTTGCGTTCCTTACGATCTACGTCGCTTGGTGGGTCAAGTAATGGAACCCTGCAAGCACGTCGAGCGCACGACGAACCTCGACGGCGAAGTCGTGGAAACCCCCTACAAGAGCCTGTGGTGTCCTGACTGTCACCTGCGAATCGTCAGGGAATACAAGGCCAGACCGTTCAAGTTGAGGAATCGATGACCCACGATGAAGGTCGGCAGAACAATACCGAAAACGGTATAGATGAGACACCAGAGGACTGCGACCACTTCGCTCACGAAATAGATACTGATTGGACAACCTGGCATTACTGCCCTAAGTGTGGAGAGAAACTATGAACACCGAAAACTGCAATCACATTGTCGGCTACCGACACGGAATGAATGACGCTCGCTTGGTCACGCAAGAGGAAGCAAGCGACTTTGAGCCGAACACTCTGTTTGCTCATTGTCCTAAGTGTGGAGAAAAAATACTTCAAGGCGGTGAAGTTTCTGATGAGGAATGGCTTGGCTACAATGTCTGGCTTACTTTTGCCTACTGCCCTAAGTGCGGAGAGAAACTATGAACACCGAAAACTGGCATCACATCGTCGGTTACAAAGACGGTACGAACACCATGATTCCCGTGTCGGTATTCAATGACTTTCTAGAGCGAGGCTTTGACGAAGCCCTCTTCCTTTGGATGTGGTTTCTGCAAATAGGCGAGATGAAATACCCTCCACCAGCCAAAGGCGAGAACCCAGCCAAGTGGGTATGCGCCGTGTCATTGACTCACGCCGAGATACTCGAGCGCTATCCAAAGCAAGGGCGCTCTCGTAAGTGGCTCTCTGACCGACTCAAAGAGATAGAGCAAGTTATAAATATCCACATTGACGAGCACCAAGACAATGAAGAACTAAACTCCAGCGACCTAGAAACTGAAGTAGCACCGTGCTTCCAGAACTGCGGTCACCTTGTCACCGATGGCCCCTGCTCAAAATGTGGCTGGCGAAAGACCCCCGATGTTTCAGTCCTCATTCAGCACCTTATTGACGAGGCCGACCCCTCGTGACCGTGGTGGGACTATGGATGCTGGTTGTGTTTCTCATCTACTTCTTGGTGGGGCTCTGTGACAAATGACCCACCTATCTGCTGTCCTACCTGTGGGAATGTGCGAGAGAACCATCAAGAGCCCTGCCGCTACTGTGGGGAATTGGATCTATGACCTGCGTGGTGGGGCTGGTGAGCGAATCGGGCTACGGCTACATCGGCGCTGACTCCTACGCTGGGGATGCCAATGGGCTCTATTCACTAACGGCTACTCCGAAGGTCGCAAAGATAGGTTCGATGCTCATCGGCTTTGCCGGTGACTTCGGACAGGGCGAGCGAGCCATCGCAAGCCTCAAAAGAAGCCAATCCCTCAAAACCTTCGCCACCACCATCCGTAGGCTTGACCTCAACGATGTAGAACTACTCGTCATTGAGCGTGGTCGAATCTACGAAGTCTGCCAGGGGGCCGTTATTGAAACCCTGCCACGTCGAGGCCGCAACTACGGAGCAGTCGGAACCGGAGCCCCCACCGCACTCGGAGCCCTGTTCGTCGACGCCATCGACAAGTCCAGCGTGACCCGAGCCCTACGAGCCAGCGAAGCCCATTGTGCCTCGGTTCGTTCGCCGTTCCTCGTCCTAGAAACTGAACCGGAATGAACCTGGCTCAACTGCAAGCCGTAGCCCCAAAGGTTCAACTCTTCCCCTGGGAAAGCGAAGATGCTCGACGAATCGCCGCAGGGCGCAACAACGAAAACCTAAATCGAGGCGATAGGGCGTCTTATGACCCCACCAAGATTATGTCGGACAACCTTGCGGCCAACATTCACTCCACGATTGCCGAAATTGGAGCCGCTCGAATCATTGGTGGATACTCGGTCAATGCGGTCTGGCCCCGAAAAGACCATTCTCATTGGGCTATGGATCTACCTGACATCTATTGCCAACTCACCGAGGTCGAGGTGAAATGGAGACGAAGGGCCTACTCAATGCCGATTGACAAAAAAGACGCCGAGCGCCAGAGACTTGTGCTGTGGGTCGAGGCCGTAATGATGGGCTGTCTGGGTACGGAATGCGACCACAAAGACGCAACCAACTTGGAGAACGACTATGCCCGAATTGTCGGAGCAGGATGGGCGCATGAATTGTGGGAGGGCTCGCCGCAATACGGAAGCGATGTGAACCGCCGCAAGGTTTCGTGCAATCAACTTGTTCCCGTGTTTGACGTTCTTGACATTCGCTCCAATTCGTGAACCACTCGAATCTGTTGGTATTGCATAGTTCGTACCAATGTGCGATACTAGGACTCTACATTGGGCTTCGTGCGTCCACTCCACGAACATCAGGGCAATAGAACATGAGCACAAACTCCAGAAGCGGATACGTCCGCACCGAGCAAGACATGATAAACGCAACAATGGCGTTGCGCCTGCGCTCCAAAGGGATGACCTACCAGAAGATTGCCGACGAACTCGGAATCTCCAAGACCGCCGCCTACCACCGTGTCCAAGTAGCCCTCGCCGCCATCCCAGCCGAGGCCGTAGATGAGTACCGCCGCCTAGAGACCGACCGCCTGGACAACCTGCTCGAACTCGCCATGAAAAAAGTGGAGTCCGAGGACAAGGGCTTCCTGTTCGCCATTGACCGTGTGCTGGCAATTATGGATCGTCGAGCCAAACTTCTGGGCTTGGACTCGCCGGTGAAGCACGAAGTCATTACGCTTGACTACATCCAGTCCGAAATCCTCCGACTGGAAAGCGAACTAGGGGAACAAGGTGCAGACACTCAAGGCGCAGAGACTCGCTGACCTCAAGCGACTGCGTGACCTCGAACTCGCCCGAAGGGACGAGAAGCAGGCCGAGTTTCTTGAGATGCTCAACACCTCTCGCTACCGCACCACCGCTCGACCACAGCAGTTGCCACCCGACTCGGACTGGCGAATCTGGCTGGTCATCGCTGGCCGTGGCTTCGGCAAGACCTACCTCGGTGCTGGTTGGCTCTGCGAGCAAGCCCTCAAAACCCCCGAAACCGAATGGGCCATCGTAGCCCCGACATTCACCGACGCTCGACGCACTTGCGTTGAAGGCCCCTCGGGAATCCTCAAAGCGCTCTCCCCAGCGCAACTCAAGTTCTACAACCGCTCGAACGGTCAAATCACCCTGGCGAATGAAAGCAAGATTCACATGCTCTCCGCCGAGGAACCCGACCGTGTTCGTGGCCTCAACTTGTCTGGAGCCTGGCTCGACGAGTTCGCCGCTTGGCGGTATGAAGAGACGTGGACTGAAGGACTAGCACCGGCTCTAAGAGTCGGCAATCCGCAGGTGGTCATCACGACCACACCTCGACCCGTGCGACTCATTCGTGAGTTCGTATCCAGAACAGATGGATCAGTAGTAGTCACGAGAGGTTCCACCTTCGACAATGCGGCCAACCTGTCACCAGCCGCCCTCGCAGAACTCCGCAACCGCTACGAGGGAACTCGCATTGGTCGGCAGGAACTCTACGGGGAATTGCTCACCGACACCCCTGGGGCGTTGTTCACCTACGACCTCATCGAAGCCTGTCGAGTGACCGAAATGCCCGAGATGGTTCGCATCGTGGTGGCTATCGACCCAGCCGTGACCTCGGGGGAACACTCCGACGAGACGGGAATCATCGCAGTCGGGAAGGGAACCGATGGCAGGGCCTACGTTCTTGCTGACCGTTCTTGTCGTGACACCCCTTCGGGCTGGGCGAAAAGAGCCGTGGCCCTCTACGAAGAACTGAAGGCCGACCGCATCGTGGCCGAAAAGAACCAGGGTGGGGACATGGTCGAGCAGACCCTCCGCACCGTGAACCCCACCATCCCCTACAAGGGAATCACCGCTCGTCAGGGCAAGCGCCTTCGAGCCGAGCCCATCGCCGCCCTCTACGAGCAAGGCCGTGTCTCTCACGTTGGTTCGTTCACCACGCTGGAAGACCAGATGACCGGCTGGCTCCCCGACTCCGGCGAATCCCCCGACCGCCTCGACGCCCTGGTGCATGGAATCGTCGAACTCCAAATCGCCACCGGCGCTAGTGCCGACCGCTACTTCGCCAGCATCGCCCCACCCTGCCCGAAATGTGGAATGCCTAACTCCGAGGAAGCCACCAACTGCCGTTCGTGCAACGAGAATCTCCGTAATGCAATCGGCCCTGCGCCATTCGCCTCAGCCCTTACGGGCTTTCCCACTATCAAGTAGAAGGACTCATGGCCCTATTCAGTCGCAAGGACAAGACCGCAGAAATCGTCAAAGCGGTAGCAGAAGAGATCCAGAAGAGCCTCGCCGGAACGCCTATGGCGAACTCCGGCTACGCCAACTCGACTGCCGCTAACCCCTACACGGGCATGGGCGGTCAAGGACTTATTCAGGTTCAGGGCGAATCAGTCCCCATGCGACGCTGGGGTCAGGACTTCGGATCTATGCTCGGGCCAGCCGCTCCGTTGCTTCCGGCTCCCATCGACCCCGTCTTGGACGATTCCGGTCGACCGATTCCTCGCAAGTACGAGTACCAGATTGCGGTCAACCTCAACCTCACCCAGACCGAGGTTCCGTTCCAGGTGCTCAAATCCCTGACCGAACAATGCGACATCATTCACCGTTGCATCGAAATCCGCATCTCGGAAATCGTCAAGCAACGCTGGTCGTTCTCGGTTTCAGATGACGCTATTGCAACCATCATGGAAGAGCAGAACGTCTCTCACGCTAAGGCCTCCAAGATTGGCCGTGAGAAATACGGCGAGGACATCCTGCGCCTCACTCAGTTCTGGGAGAACCCCTACGTTCACAACGACCGTGGCTGGGTGGAGTGGATTACCGAAGCCCTCTGGCAACACTTCGCCTTTGACCAAGTCTGTGTCTACCCTCGCTACAACTTCAAGAAAAAGATAATCGGCTTTGACGTTATCGACGCTCCGACCATCAAGATTCTGCTCGACAACCGTGGTGACATTCCCTTTCCTCCAGCGCCGGCCTACCAGCAGATTCTTTGGGGCTTCCCCCGTGGCGAGTTCACTTCGTCCCCCGAAGCGGACGGCGAGTTCTACACCGGCCCTGGGCGTGGTGACCAGTTCCTCACCGACCAGATGAGCGTGTTCGTCAAGAACCGTCGCACTTGGAGCCCCTACGGATTCTCAGCCGTCGAAGAATGCATCCCTGCGGCCACCCTGTATCTCGAGCGTCAGACGTGGATGAGAGACGAGTATCAAGCCGGTTCGACCCCTAAGACGTGGATAGAAACAAACTCTCAAGAGTTGGATCACCTCAAGTTGGCGGCTTTCGAGCGAGTGCTGAACGACAAACTGACTGGTTCTAGCCAGGAGCGTCACCGAATCAAGGTTCTCCCCGACGGCTTCCACCCCGTCGAAATGAAGTCCATCTCCGCCGATTTCCGATCCGACTATGACGAGTTCATCATCAAGCGCATCGGTTCCGCCTTCGGTGTCTCCCCTAGTCAGTTGGGCGTCATCGCTCGTGCTGGCATGGGTGGGGGCAAGGGCGCACAAGAGGGCGAATCGGACAACGCCGAAACGGTGTCCAAGAAGCCAATGGAGAACTTCATCATTGAGATGGTGAACTCCCTCTGCCGTCGCTACCTCGGAACAGACCGCAACATCACCTTCGTCCTCAACGACCAAGAATCCGGCAAGGACGCCGAGGCAAAGGCACAGGCCTTCCAGACCAGCCTCTACTCGGGTCAACTGACCATGAACGACGTTCGTGGCGAGATTGGCATGCCCCTCTACGACATGCCCGAAGCCGACGAACCAATGATTGTTGCTGGCTCCACGATTCAGTTCCTCAAGGGAATGTTGGAGACGGACGGAGCCGGTGAGACGGTCGGACAAAAGGAGAATCCCCTTGACGAAACAAGCGCACAGCCCGAAGGACTCGCTGAAGAAGAAGCGAAACCGCAAGTCCCCGAAGTCGAAGCCGAAACGTTAGAAGAGTCCAAGTCCGCCGAGGCTCGTGCCTACAAGCGATTCGTCTCCAAGCCCCGTGCTCGTGACTTCGTGTTTCAGTTCCACACGCCCGATGAGGCCGAGACTCTGAAAGCGCAGATAAGCGATACCCCAAAAGGTCGTTCGCTTACTAAACGCCAGATGACTGACTTGCCTGGTCATCACGAGCAGAACCTCGTCACGGCTCACTACGCCCCCCTCGTCCGCAAAGCCATCGCTGATGGAATGAGTGGACTCAAAGAGGCAGTCGCTCAGGCAGTAGCCGGTCACTCTCAGGGCTCGAAAGACAGCGCAAAGGTCACCGCCAAGCAATCTGTCCAGCACAACATTCGCTTCGACTCAGCGCCCTTACAGGCCGTTCTCAAGGGAATCTACGCCGACAACGGACTGATTGCCCTCAAGCCGAAAACGACGAGCAAGGCCGCCGGTCTCTCATCGGATCTAGAAGCCCTCGCCGGTGGGATTGACTGGTCAAACTGGAAGCCAGGCAACCCCGAAGCCGCCGCCAAAGTTGCTGGGGGTGGGCTCAAGTCCCTGCTCGACAACTCGAATGCGACCATCAAGGGCATCACCGACACGACAATGGCTCGCCTCGGTGACCTGATTGCCGCCGGAATCGACCAGGGGCTTCCCTCATCGGACATCGCTGACTCGCTCGACGCCATCGTGAACGACCCAGCCCGAGCCGAAATGATTGCTCAGACCGAAGGGTCACGGGCTTACAACGCCTCGAGCCTCGACTCGATGGTGGACGCCGGACTACCTGGCTTCGAGTGGCTGGCCTATGACGGAGCCTGTGACGAGTGCGCCGACATGGAAGGCAACCACGACTTCGGAGACGAGTACCCACCGCTTCACCCGAACTGTCGTTGTGCGATCGTTGGTCAGTCCACGGTCAGCGCAGACGAAATCTCGGCAGAAGAAGAGGGTGCAAGTCCGTCCACTCCGTCAGTTTCAGACGTGACGGCGTTGGCTCAGTCTTTAGTAGACAATGCCGCCAATCCGCTCTACAATCCCGTGTTAGACGGTTTCAGCCAGGGTGTTTCCCGTTCGATTGACGATGTTCAGTCCTGGATCAAGGACGTGAATCCTAACTACGAGACTGGTCAAAAGGACTGGACTCATAACTGCGCTCGAGTAGTCCAAAACGGTGAACTCAACATGCGTGGAATCTACACGGAAGCAAACGAAGCAAATGTGAGAGACTTGTCTCAAGTGTCGACTCACTACTTGACCAAGACGTGGCAGGACGAACTTGGCAAGGGTGCTCAATGGAGTCCTAAACTTCGGGCTGGTGCAAAGATTGAAGAGAACCTCACGAAAGAACTTTTGCGAGAAAATCCAGAAGGCGCTCGAGGTTTCCTACGATTCGGCTACAAGGGGATGAGTTCTAGTCACGTTGTGAACTGGATTATCAAGGACGGAAAAGTCATAATTGTTGACTTCCAGCCTGGACGAGTATGGGAAGCAAACGATAGATTCTTCAAGATGATGTCAGGCCCTCAATGGGCTAGGGTCGACCACTTACGTCCTACGGATCAGATTCTGGATTACATCAAGGGGAAGAAATGACAACGTTTCAAGAAGCGAAGGACGTAGTTCGGAAAAAACTCCAAGAGGAGAATCCCGATGTCTACGTCGCTGACTGGGGTCGGGAAAATCCTGATTACTGGATGATTATGGCTGGTGACAAGCGTTATCTGTCTGGTTTTGATTCTGACTTTGCTTCGGACGATGATCGTTGTTTCTTGGTGTCAAAGCCCACGGGAGACTTCTCGGAAATGGCTTTTATCTCAAATGTGGATTTCCTAATGGGCTTCACGGCTGTCGGAACTATCCCAAACTTCTTTATCGAATAACCCCATGCCCTTACGGTGGCGCATAGTCATCGCCTATTATTGGAGACCAAATGTCTGAACACATTATCCACACCTATCTCGGAGGACTCACCGCCAAGCGTGGTGACGATGGCTACATGCACGTCAAGGGAATCGCTACTGACGAAACCCTCGACCTCGACGAGCAAATCTGCGACGCCGAATGGCTCAAGTCAGCCATGCCAGCGTGGATGGAAATCGGAAACATCCGTGAGATGCACCAGAGCAAGGCCATCGGCAAGGCGATGGAGATGGAGCAGGTTGGAACCGGCTTCGTAGTCTCCGCCAAGATTGTCGACGAGCAAGCCGCCAAGATGGTCGAAGAGGACATCTACACCGGATTCTCAATCGGCATCAAGGGCGCTCGAATTGTCAAGGATGACAAAGCCCCTGGTGGCAGAATCGTCGGCGGAAAAATCGTTGAACTGTCACTCGTAGATCGTCCGGCTAACCCGTCCGCAGTAATCGAAATCGCCAAATCCGTTGGCGGAGAATTAGTGAAGGGCCTTGCCGTGACCGAGATTGAAAAGTCCAGCGACATGAACGCTGAAGCCGAGATGACCCTGTCCTCGCCCACCACCGTTGGCGAAGCCCCTCACATCGCCGTCCAGGTGTGCCACGCCTGCTCGGGTACTGGCTACAAGACCAACGTCGAGGACGATGTTGCGACCTGCGAAATCTGCAACGGAACCGGCGAAGAGCCTGCCGACCAGAGCGAGAACATCACCCAGCAGAGCCTCTCAACGCTCAACGCTGACGAGAACCGTGAACTCAAGGCAACCGAGCCCGAAAAGACCAAGACGGTCGCTGACCTCAAGGCCGCCCTCGAAGAGTTCAAGGCAGTTCACCCCGACCTCGTGAAGGCGGATGACAAGGAGCACAACCTTGCCGACCTCAACGCCGTTCGTGCCAGTCTCATCGCTCTCATCAAGGCTGAACTGGACGAAATGCTGGCTGGAGACGAGAACGAAATCTCTGACGTTATGCAGTTGCTCTGTGCTCTCAAGATGTACCTCGACTGGTGGACTTCAGAAGCCAGCGAAAACGAAACCGAAGCCCCATTCACCGGATGGGACGAGAACAAGGATGATGACAACATGGCCTACATTGGACTCGGCGTGAGCGCCGACCTCATCAAGTCTGCTTCCAGCGCCGACGCTACGGAAGAAACCAAGACGGAACTCCGTCTCGAAATCGTGAAGGCCCTCGGCATCACGGAAGAAATCGCTACCTACAAGGCACTCATAGCGAGTCAGGAGGATGTCATCAAGGGCATCAAGGCTGAACTCGACGAGGTCAAGGAGATGGCAATACCTGGCGGGCCAGCGCTTCGCCAGACGCAAGCACAGACCCAAAAGTCTGCGCAAGCAACCGCCCTGTTAGTGGAGGCTGAACGCCGTCGCTACATGGCACAGCAGGTCACCGATCCAGAGATGCGCTCTGCTTACTTCGACGCCGCTATTGCGTTGGAGAATCAGGCCAAGACTCTCTAGGTCACTCAAAAAACAACTACCCACAGAAAGGGGAGCATCATGGCTATGGCCGCTCCTTCAATCGACCAACTGTTCGGCGGACTTCCTGCCGAAAAGCGCGTCGAACGCTTCGAGGCTTACAAGTCTGCCTTGAGCGCCGTCCACACTCGTACCCTTGAGAAGTCTGCTCGTGGCGAAATCTCGTTCGACCCCAAGCGTGGTGTCATCGAGAAGGCGTCTGTTGCCGACCGCATCAGCGAGTTCTCCAGCGAAATCAGCAAGTCCATCTCCGGTGACGCCCTCGCCGCCGTGAACTCGGCTCTTGCGAACGTCTCTGACATCCAGAAGAACATCACCCTGACCAGCCCGTTGAACAACTCAACTTCCGGCGTCACGGGTCTTGTGCCTTACAACCTGGAATCTGTCCTCGGTCTGTTGGTTCCTAAGGAACTGACCCTGCGCAACTCTGTTGCTCGTGAGACTGCGGTTGGTCAGGCTGTTGAGTTCCGTCGCATCAACGGTGTTTCTAACTCCGGTACTGGTAGCGTCGCTAACCTCAACACCTTCTTCAACTCCAACTCGGCTTCGACTTCCTTCAACGGAATCACGCTGAACCGTCCTACCCAGATCACCTACGCCGCCGACAAAATCGTGCAGTCGTTCGTCGAGCAGGGTGTCTCGGACAGCGTTTCGCTCCAGGCTGAGTTTGCAGGTAAGGGCTACACCGACCTTCGTCAGTTGAGCCACACCGCCGCCCTCTGGTCACACCTGTTGGGTGAAGAGCGCAACATGCTCAACGGTTGCGTCACGCCGTTGCTGAGTGCCGGTCAGATTTCATCGTTCGGTTCGGGAACTGTCGCTTCGGCTGACACCACCGCCACCGGATTCCCGTCATCGTTCAACACGCAGACCGTTGCCGTTAGCATCACCTTCTCGTCTGCCTTTGGTGAGACCGCCGCTATCAGCGCCGGAAACGTCACGGGTGTCACGAATCAGGGTGCGAAGGTTGCTTTCACCGCCACCGTGCCTGCTGGCGCTGTTGCTCTGAACGTCTACGCCGTCTACAACTCCGTTGTCTACAAGGCCACGTCGCTGTCTTTGGCTTCTGGCCAGACTGGTTTGGCGTTTGCCCTGGTGAGTGGTACTGCCGCTCCTTCGGTTGACGCTTCGTACACCTCTTTGGGATACGACGGTTTCATCAGCACCTTCGGTCAGTCCGGTGGATACACCAAGCAGTTCAACGCTTCGGTTGCCGGACTCAGCGAACCTGCGGCCTTCTTCCAGGACGCATTCGTGTCGATGTTCAACAACAACATGGCCGACCCTGACGTGATCTACACCTCAGCCGCCGTGCGTCGCAACATCGCCGCTTCGATTCAGAAGAACGCAAGCAACGCCGCCTACCGTCTCACTTACGAGACTGGTGCGGACGGTGTGACT